ACCGCACTCATCACAAACTTCGAATCAAACCAACAATACATAAACATCTTCGGCCACCTGAAACCGCGCCAACCCAAAAAGTGGACAAGCCGAGAAATCATAGTAGCCCGCGACGAAATCAGCAAAAACCCCACAATAAAAGCCACAGGACTAATGGGCCCCATAACTGGCGGAAGATCCGACTTAATAGTCTGCGACGACATCATAGATGAGGAAAACGTCCGGACACGACTGCAAGTTGAAAAAGTTTCAACATGGTTCAACAAAGTCCTCTATCCAACGCTTTATCCTTGGGGAGGCATCATAGTCATCGGCACCAGATGGAGCTACGCTGACGTTTACGCGGGACTACTTGAAAAATGGCCACACGACATGAAGCAAGCTGTCCAAGAAGACGGTTCTGCACTGTGGCCCGAATACTGGAGTTTAGCTAAACTCGAAGAACGACGCAATGAGATTGGCACCATATTCTTCAACTGCCAATACCAGAACGACCCGACTGGAATGGAAGGCGCACTGCTGAAAAGTGAGTGGCTACATTCATATGATGATGAACCCTCAAAAGACGTAATCAAATTTGCTGGCGTTGACCCCGCTTTAGGCGAAGGAGACTTACAAGCAATAGCAACAGTCGGCTATGACCGCATCAACAAACAAGCATATCTTATGGAAGTGTGGAGTGACAAAGCCGATTTTCCCTTGTTCCTACGGAAACTTCGCCAACTACATTTAACACATAACTACGCAAAAATCTATCTTGAATCAAACGCCTTCCAAAAAGTGTTAACATTCATTCCCGAACTCAGACAAGGCTTACCTATATCTCCAACAGTCACAGACACTAACAAAGAACGCAGATTCATCGCAATGAGTAGCCACTTTGAAGCCAAACGAGTTTTAGTTAACCCGTTTGTGAATAGCCGGAAACATGAGTTTTGGAGTGAATGGGTGCAGTTTCCAAGAGCGCAATACGACGACGCGTTGGACAGCACAGAAATTGTGTTGCGGAACGTGATTAAAGTCGGTAAAGGTTACGGAGTCAGTTTCATAGAGTGGTGAAAAATGGGAAAACGGGAAATTGTAGAAGACTTTGAACGTGAACTGAAACGCAGAATCCGTTCATGCTTGCCCGGTGAAGAACCGCAAGAAACTGGCTGGATTTCTTCAGAGGCCGAGCAGAAAGTGGCGGCAGACGTTGAACGCAAATTAAAACGGGGAGTCATACATGCGGAAGATACGCAGCAAACAGTTGGTTCTCCTTGGATTTCAAAAGAAACTGAACAGAAAATTGCGGTAGATTTTGAGCGAGAATTGCGCGTTCGCGCTGACGTTGCCACGGAAAAGTCGCCTAAACCGTTACTTCCGCGAATTCAAGAAGCAGTGGAGCAAATTAAAGATTATGTAGTTTTTCAGTTGCGCAAGGATTTTGGTGACAAATGACTTGGTATCAATGTAGCGCATGCAGCAAATCCGTTGGTTGCCGATTCCGCGCTAACCATAAGAAGATCGCTAAAATCAAGCGGATGCGTGACTGCCCCGAATACGACTATAAACCGCACACTCGGTTGCGGGCAACATTCAAGTGAAAACAATGGGACGAACTGTTCATATATGCCCTAACTGTGGTGGACGCGGAGGTTGGACATTTTGTGGATCAAGAGAGCTAATTCATCTAGATTGTGGATATAGAATTACTTTTGAAGAGTGGATGAAAGCGAAAAGGGTGAAAAAATGACTTTCCGTAGTCGCTTAACAAACGTGGTGAAGCGTGTTCAGCTAGGTGTAAGCGCAGCCATAGGTGGACAAAGCTTCGTTCAAAAACAGTTAACCAAAGCCTTGTATCGAATGGGTTATGGCAGCAAGCGTGCGCCAGCCTATGCAGGCAGAACCATACCGCCTGGTAAAATTGTTGAGCCACAATGGGACTACAAAATCTTATATCGAGAAGCGCAGACACACCACATTCTGCGTCGGATACATGAAGCAATCATAAGAGAATGCACCCGAGTCGGCGGAACAGTTGAACCCCGCTTCCTGTCTAAATGTAAGAAATGTGGCACAGAATACATGAAAGAACTTGACAGATGCGAAAGCGAGGAATGTGGCGGAGTAACCGTTAAGCCTGATCCTACACAGCGAAGCATGCTACAGGACTTCATTAAGAACCCTAACCGAGACAACGAGTGGCTTCAACTTTTAACTTCGTTGCTGCGGTTTGAGTTGGCTGTTGACGACTGGTATCTACTGGTAGAACAACAGAAAGCCACATTGGATTTGAAGCCGTTTGGAACCGCCGAAAAACTTGACACAAACGTGTTAACCGTTAGAGTCTTAGACAGCCGTTACATGCGTGTCTGCGCAGACGACTACGGCAACTTGGGCAACGAAGAGTTTTTCTGTCCTGGCTGCTACGACGGAATCAAAGGCGACAAAAGTTTCGACCTAAACTACTACAAAACACATGGCGGCAAATGTCCCGACTGCGCTGGCGAGTTGATAGAAACGGTTTACATCTGGCGAGAAGCAGAAAGTTCTACGATTAAAGGACGGTTTGGCAGAGACGAAGTTATCCACAGCAACATGTGCAGTCAGCTACCGCATATTTATGGAGTGCCTAAAACTATCGCTGCTTTGCGTCCCTTACATATTCTGCGTCACATGGCGAGATTCAACTTAGAAAACTATGGACGCGGCAAAGTAGACAAGCTAATCATCATATCTGGAATGAGCCAAGACGACGTAAACCAGATGCGAAAAGACATAACCCAACAAGCCGAGGAACATGTTGAACGCAGCCTAGTCACTGGTCAACGAGGCGCACCTAAACTTCATGTTCCTTGGATAGGTTTGGAACATGAGAAAGCCAGCGTAACCGTAGTTGATGCTATGCCCGACTCCGAGAAGATGCAGAGCATCGAATGGTACAAACAACACGCAGAAGACGTATGCTCCATCTGGGGAGTGACACCGAAGTTTGAAGGCATAGCTGAAGCAGGCAAACAGGGCTTACGCATGGTTATAGACGTAGACAACAATGTGACGCGGAGCTATCAGAAAAGTTTGACAGACGTTTTCGATGAGGAACTGTGGCCTAAATTTTTGGGTGTGACTGATTGGGTTTGGCGTTTCGGCGAGATAGAGGAACGCGACGTGAAGCTTGATGCTGAAACCAAAGAAATCAATGTGCGCACGGCGATTGCGGCGGCTAACGCTAAAATGAATGTGGAATTGGAGGAAACGGGCAACTTGAAAGTCAGCGGCAAACCGCAACCGCGTGAACCTTTTGAAATGCCTTTTCAAGAGAAACCGAGTGGGGAACGTAGTGAAGAGGAGAAGGTTTGGGCAAAGCCTAAAAGCAAAAAGAAACGGAAAGGTTTCCTAGTTTACGAGGTGTAACAGAATGGGCGAATTCAAAAAGCGAATAAAAGAAGAATGTGAACAAATCTGCAACCTATTTGAGTTGTACCCACAAAGATATAGAAACAGAACTCAAAGTGAAGAAAGGCTGATGGAGTTTGTTGCGGAAATAGAGAAAGAATTTGAGGAAGCTTTGAATAAGAGCCTCAACAACGCAACACATAAAGGCTGTTTGATACCGATTTATGCGCTTCGTGAAAAGTGGTTTGGAGATTTGGAGCAAAAACCGTGGCTGATGCTAACGTGAAGTTAAGGTTGTTGAAAGAAGAGTAGCAACTGTGTATTTGCAGCGATTGGCTCCTTTGATTCGCGCAGTAGAAGCTGTGCAAGCAGTTCAGAAAGCCAAAAAACGCAAACCACCAACACGCCCTGGCGTAACATTCTTCAGCGAAGCTGACACTTGGCTGTTCAACGCACGTGCAGACACCAAAGTTTGTCGCTTATGTCGTCTCTACGAACAATGGGGCGAAATCCGCGGAGATCAACTGCGCACAGAATTTCCTTATCTCAAAATAATTGACGAGAACATGATTGCTGGATCAGAACCAGACGGTAGAGGTTTGGTTCATCCGAATTGTAGGTGTTTTCTCACAAGGTTGTTAGCCACATGAGTGAACTTGCCGATTTGATTCCCCCACAGCTACGGAAGAAACTTCAGAAACAGATACTGGCGTTTCTTGAGCAGAAGCAACAAGAATCAGAGATTCCCCTAGAATTTGATGAACAAGCCATATTCAACGAAGCCTACCGCATCGCATTAAACGCTATAATCAAACAGTTAGACGCTGTCACTAAACAGTTAGCGCATAAAGTTAAGCAACCTAGCAAACCACACGACCACAAAGGCGATGTGCTATACCCGAACCGTCTACATCCAACATACTGTAGCTTGCGCACAGCACAAATCAAAGAAGACCAGATCACCGATTTAGTGCATGATGCAACGAAGATTCAAGGCGTAACCGTTGACGATTCTGCGATAGGTGACGGCAAAGTTTTGAAGTACAGTGCTTCAAGCACTAAACTAGAATATGCCGATGACGATGACACGGAATATACCGATGCTGAAGCTATTGCGGCGGTTGAAGGCGAAGCGACCTTAAATTTAAGCGGCATTGTAACTCTGGCCAACGACTTGAACATGGGTGGCTACGACATCAACTTTGATGCGCCCGACGACTTCATAGACTACAAAGCAAGTGCAACAAAACATTACGCTTTTTATTTGGGGGGTATAGAACAGGCGCGTATCACAGTTCTCAGGACCCTTCTTATTGACACGATTGGCGAGTTGACGGCGGCGGCAGGCGTAACAATAGACGGTGTCCTTCTGAAAGACGGAGGCGCAACGCTAACAAATGATTTGGATGTTGGAACTGCTAGCAAAATCTTGTTTAGCGATATCGGTTTCAGGCGTGGTTCAGCAAGTTGGATTTATTTGAGAAATGCTGCCGATACGGCGTATAAAGGTTTGATGATGGGTGCGTTGAAGGCTACTTCTTTTGAGTCTAATGGTGTTAGTAATTTCATAATAAAGAGTCGTGCTATTGTTAGTGGTGTGATAAGATTGGATGCGTATGACGTTGGAGCGTCTGGTTGGGAAACTGTGGCTTGTGCTTATAGTCATGCTACGCAACCCTATTTTGATATTCTAAAAGGCGGCGACATCACCATGCTCGACCAGAAAATGATGACATTAGGAACCTACACGGATGCGCAACGCCCAGCAGCGGGAACAGCTGGAAGAATCATATTCAACACAGATGATGGACAACTTAACGTTGACGACGGCACGAACTGGACGTTGCCTGACGGAACCGCGACTTAGAGGAACCGCAAAAATGGCTGAAAATGACACTCAACTGACGACGAAGTACGAGTACGACTTAACCAACGAAACAGCGACAATCCTATACTACTTGGATACCGCGCAAGTTAGTGAATGGCATTACGAAAACGGAAGAGTCACTGTAGGCGAAAGAACTGTTCCCACGGAAGTCACGTTGCAGCAAGCGTTAGAAGTAGATCGTGTGACGACGGAGTGGGTGGCGGTTATCCGCAGATACTTTCAGCCTACTGTCACCATAACAAGCCAATTTGAGTATGAAGTCGAAAAAGACGATGAAAAAGTGGTTGCAAGCCTTAAAGTCAACGGTGTGGGACTTGTGAACAACGACTTTTGGCTTAAAGAAACGAACATGATAACATATAATCCTCGTCCAGCTTTAGATTTGGATTGGGGGGACTACGTTGTTTTGTGGCAGGGAATCCATAAACACTTCAACGACACAATCATGAGTTTTTAAGGTGACTTAAAATGAGTTTAGAACAAACAGCAACATTGATAGAGGCAAAACTTCGGAAAATACAGGAAACTGGCTATAAAATAGCGCATCTATGCGAACTTGTGAAGACTGTTCATTCGATTAACGGCGACGTTTTCCAATATAATACCGAGGACAAGCAAAAATTGATTCAACATGCGCAGACAAGTCAAGTTCAGTTGGAGCAGTTCGTAAGCGAACTTCACGACTTGATTTTTCCAAGCTAACTTAATGTTTATAGGAGTGTGATTGATTTCCCATTTGGAAAATGGCCGAACTTTCAAGCATGCAAAACCGACATGATGGGTCCACCCAACAATTACGACGAAGAAACAGCCGAAAAAACATGTGGCAAACTGCAAACCCGACTAGAAGGAAAAGAAGCGTTTAAACTGTTGAAAAGCGTGGGAAACCGCCGAGTCATAGCGCAATACATCCACGTTGAAAACGTTGATTTAATGAAAGACATAATTCCCATGCGTCGAATGAAAGAAGCGTTAGAAGATTTGAAAAGTTGGGACCCACGGTACCTTAATGTGAATTGGCGACATACAAGTTGGCAAATTGGACATCCACTGTGGAGCTTCACTGACGCAAACGGAACGATCCACAAAACTGAAATTGACGAGTACGGGTTTTGGGGGATCACTGAAATCCGCAACGACGGCTACAAAATGGCGGATAAAGTGTGGAATCAGATTCTCGTTGGCGAACCGATTGGAGCAAGCGTAGCCATAGACTTCACAGAAGACGCTATTAAGTTAACTAAAGACGAAGTTGTTAAGCGAGGTTTACCCAAGCAATGGGAAGGCGCAAACTACTATGACATCCCCTTAAGCTTCATTGAACCTTGGAGCGAAACACCTACACCAGCAAACCAATATGTCACTGCGGCTCAGGTATTGGCGAAAGAAATCTGTGAGCCATGCGTCAAAGCACGGGCTAAATGGTATCTGGAAAAGGGAATATGCAACAATATAACGGAAGCCTTGGCTAGAGCAAGACACTTCTTCATAAGATACAACGAGAAAGAATCTAAACTGAAAGCTATGACTTGGGAACAATGCATCGAAGAGGCACAGAACAATCCTAACGTCGACGATCCTGAAGCGTTGTGCGGTTGGCTGAAGGCACATGGACCGAACGCGCCCAAAAAGGAGTACCAACTTTTCAGTCTCGAAGAAAAAGAAGAAATGTTAAGCCTAGTCAAATCGTTCAAATAGATTTTTAGCCGTTTAGGGTAGCCTAACTCACTCAAAAACACTATGTCTCTACGCAGACATATTTTATAGTCACTTATGTGGCGTATGATGCCCTAGAAAGGGAAAACAAAACGGACAAGCGGAACGCCTGCGGTTATGGCTTAAGCCTTTTTTCGCAAGGCCATGCTGGGTCCAACAACAAAATGGAGTGATGTCTTATGAAAAAATTTAGACAGGACGAGGCAGCACCAGAAGAAGCTTCAGGTCCAGGAACAGGCGAAGAAACACATGAATGTGAAGAAGGCAAAGTCTGGGATCCTGAAACCGAACAGTGCGTAGTTCCTGAAGAGTCAGAGCCAGACATAGACACTGGCGAAGCTCCACAACTCGAAGGCGAAAGCGCAACCACCGTGAAAGGTCAACCTAAAAACCTCATGGACGCCATAATCCGCACAATCCGCCAAATGAACGAAGAAATGTACAAGAAACTGCGCGCAGAAACCCAGCGAGACATAGAACGAATCCGAAAGGAAATCGCAGGTGAAGCAGAAACGGCTTTGCGGAAGAGCGTAGGGTTAGAAGTTGACCCAGCATTACGTCTCAGCGACTTCAAGAGGATGATGCGCGAGTACCAGTTAGACGCTGCAACCAAGAGCCATAGATCACCCAAGAGTCCAAGCGCAGGCGTGGGACCAGACGGCAACACTAAGAACGCAGGCAAAACAACGCAAGCCAAGAAGATAGAGTCGCTCCTCAAAGAATATAAAGGAGCGGAAAACTGATGCCAACCTACCAACCGATAACTTTTGATGACTTCTTAGAACGGTTCTACAAGGCCATAGGCCCAGACGCTGAACGCGATCCAGAGATACAGTCTTTGCTTAAAACAGATGACAGATACGACTTCGGTAGCACAGACTACTTCAACCCAGTTTACAGCGCAAAAGTCAGCTTGGAAGCGTTGACACGAAACACCGTGTTATACAAGGTTTTGCCGAAAACAAGCTACTTCGACAAAGGCGACTCGTTGCACTACATCAGCAGCGACCCAACGGTTCTCGAAGAATATTTGGGCGACGAAGGAACCATGTTCAGCAGCGACACCAACATCCCAACCATCGCCGACATCGACCACGTTTGGCCAGCAGTCTACCACGTAGGCTTCGAAGACACAAGAATCGCCAGAGAAATGAGCAAGTTCCAAGCAGAACCCAAAACAGACTTAGACTTCCTGCGCGAATACTTCATGACTTTCTACGCAAACGGCATAGACGAGCAGCTGGCTGGAGTCCAACTCAGTAGCACAGTCCACGGCGTGGACACGCCAGCAACTTCAACGAATGCTACCATAGAGTGCATCGACAGAATGATAAGCAACAGCACAGAATCTGGCGCAACAAACCACGTCAGCCTAGCCACAGACGGCGACATCTTCTGGCAGAAACAGAACTTAACTGGCACAGAAACAGCAGTCATCGACAGAAGCGCAGTCACATGGGCAGACGCCCAAATCAAGTTGCCAACAACTGCGGGAACAGAAGAAAGCTACAACATCTTAGACGAACTAGACGACTTGATGGCAACCGCGCTAGTCTACGCGCCGACGGCAGAACGCAACTACATAGGATTATGCAGCCCAAAAGCCTTAAATAAAATCCAAGACGAACTTGACCCCAAACAAAGATTTCTGGAATTTCCGATGGACGTGTACCAAACACTTGAAGGCGTAAGCACAAGACCAGGCGCGTTGGGAGGCAAATTCAGCGTCGCAGCCCTAGCGATTTGCGGAGTCAAAGTGCCGTTCTTCACAAGCCCATACTTGAGTGGCGTCAGCACAAGCTGGGTTTGGGAAAATAGCGTCTACACCACTGGCGGAGTAGGCAACATCTATTTGGTGAACATGGACAACATTGAAATCAGACACCTAATCCCAATCACGTACGCGGAATTCCCGAACTACAGCGACTGGATACTGGGCAACAGACACAGCATCTTCAGTGCAATGCAGCTTTTGTGCCGAAACTTCGCTTGCCACGCAGCTCTAAAGTATATAGCAGCTTAGTAGGAGGAGAGTTCAATGGGCGCAACAAAAGAATCTAAAGACCGGATAGTGCGACAGTGCACGAAAGGACGTTACTTGCGGCTGAACGTTCAAGCAATCTTGGACAGCCACGCTGGGCCAGCAACACAGTATATGGCAATTGGCATTGCACCCGCCAAATGCACAGTAACTAAAATCAGCGTCAACGCCCGAACTTATCCTAACTACGCTACGTCTTCAACTTTTGACGTTTACAAAGCAGTCATCGGCGGCACTGACGTAACGCTTTGCACGCAAATAGACGTGAACAACAAAACGGCTGAAACAGAAATCGAAGCTACGTTGACAGCAGCCAACGTTGATTTGCTTGAAGGCCAGCTGATCTACGGCAAAATCGTTACAACTGGAGTTGAAACAACTGCCCTCGCCAACTTTGTGTGTCGAGTAGAATATACGCAAACAGAGTAAACATCGTTTTAGCAATATTGCTGTAAACAACCCTCTTTTTTAAGTCTAAACAGGTCACAAGGGTGCAACCATCCGCGAAAGAGACAGTAGTCGATGGAGTAGCGGACACTTCAAGAATGGTCCACAGCCCAAATCAAACTCATGATGAGTATTTGGGTTTGTGGTGTAAAGTTCTTGACCGATAAAAAAAGTTAGGAGAGAATACTATGGCTTTAGGCGACGCAGCTTGCCCCTTATTTGCCACCCCGTCTGTGGGTTTCGCCTACAGAATGAAAGGCACCTTATACATCAACGCTTCAACCACCACCGAAACCGTTGGTGCACTCAAATTCGGAACATTCGGCAGTCCACAAGTGTACACAACCGATGAAGTGTTTGAAATTCATGGCAGACTTGGAAGCGGAACAGAAAGCAAACCGTTGCTCAGAGTTAGAAACAGCGCATACGCAGATGGAGCCATGACAACAGGCCAAGTTGTCGCAATACAATCATTAGCGTACGGAACATCAACAAACAACGTCTACGAACTTCAAGCCGTCCAAGGACACTGTGGTATCAAAGGAGCGTCAAGCCTGTTGGCAAGCGGGCACATGCGGGCCGCATACTTTAAAGTTGAAGACTTAGGACATGACTTAACCGCGGCATCTGGAAGCTTTATCTGTCCCTTATGGATGGAGATGCAGTTCAGTAGCGGCTCAACATTCAACGGTAATGTCTATTGGATAAACTTCAGCAAATACGGTAGCGAAACATCATTGTATGGCGATGCAGTGTTCCGCTTTGAAGACTCATCGGGCGGCGGGTGGGCTACAAACTTGTTTGAATTCCAGTACCAACGCGCACCATTAGACGCCACGGCGCACGGCAGCGGAGAAGCGGGCAGAATCAAAGTGAAGCACGGTTCTACCACATGTTATCTCCACTTGTTCACAAACACGTAGGTGACTTACCATGAAAAACCCGCATTTCGTATGTTCAAAATGCAAACATGAATGGCCTACAAACGAAGACAACTACTGTCCTAAATGTGGTTCTCCAGCGCAACTCGACATAATAGACAAAGGTTAAAAAAGTTGAAGGCACGCAAAATCAACGTCAAACCGTACACGTTCAGCGTAGAAATCGAAGCGCAAGACGGAACCATCAAAAACAAAACGTTCACCTACAACGTAATAAAAAGCATTGAAAACATTGTTTTAGCGAACAACCCTCAACAAACAACACAACTTTTGTCACATCAAGAGGCATTACACATTGACAAGATCATGGATAAATTTAGACACGCTGACGGATGTGCGGTACATCTCGAAGAAGCAGAGTTTCAAACGATTAGACAACGCTTCAGCGAATTCAGAGGGTTTGGCGTTCACGATATAGAGCTTTGCCGACGCATAGAAGACGCTGAACAAGTTGACATGGAAGAGAAACCGAAGAAATAATCCCCTTTTTTAGTTCAACCATCAAGGAGGTGATCTCCACGTCTAAACGTGTAGAAAAAACCGAGGAAGAAGCTCCGAAACAATGCCCATTCTGCAATCCAAAGCAGAACATGGTGCAAGTTAGACTCGGCGGAGCCGTAGCAACGCGAAAAAACGCCGTAACAGGCTTGAAATGTCCTGAATGCGGGTTTCTAGCGTTGTTTGATCACCGAGTCACCTCGTCGATCCGCATAGCGAATCGGGAGGTAACGTCAACAGTTAGGTTCCTTTAAGGAGGAAAAAAACAAAATGAGTAAAAAAACCAAGAAGAAAGTAGTAGCAAAACCTGTAGCGAAACCAAAAGAAGAAGCGAAAATCAAGTCAGTAACGCCGACAGAAGCATTCACTGGAGAAACTGAAGCCGTAGTAGAGGCACCCACAGAAGCCGAAACACCACTGGTTCTTGAAGACTCTATTCTTTCAAAAGACAAAGACATAGTGACTAAAGAAGCAGAGCCAATAATTGAGAAACCACCAAACGAAAAAGCAGCCATGAAAGAACCCGAAATCGTCAAAATCGGTCAAAAACAGTTTCTACTGGTCAGCCACAAAACCAAACCACTACTGCAAGAATCAGAAGTCTCTATGGAACTCAAACGCATGCTCAGCAACTTAGAACTTGGTGCCGAAATAACCATTAAAAGAGTGGAATAAACCGATGCGCCACAGCGGACACCGCAAAACAAATTTCATAAAAGACGAATTCGCCACAGCCTACGACACTGGATTATGGGGTGAAATAACGTCTGGCACAGGAGCAGTCAGCATCTCAAGCGGAGAACTGAAACTGAACACGCCAGCCAACAACGACGTAGCAGGGTTAGCCAGCGACAGACCGTGGTACCTCAGAAACATCCGAATAAAATGCAACGTAGACGTAGCTACAAGCGCACCAGCAAGATCAGGAATCGTTTTAGCTAAGACGCAGACGACAACAGCGAACCCAGAAACGTTGAACGACAGCATAAGATTCTACTTAGATGCTGTCAACAGCAAATACGAACTGAAAACAGATGTTGGCGGAACAGAGAAAACGGCTTACACTGGAAGCTGGACAGACGGGGACGGACAACTGCAACTGGACATTCAGCCAGACGGTTTCTTCCAACTGTACGAAGACACCACTTTGCGAAGAGTCGGAAGCATACCTTTAACGGACAGCGCAACAGAAGACATCTTCACACTCTACATCCACTTATACGCACTAGGTTTGACAGGCACACTGGGCTATGGACTCTTAGACAACTTCCAACTAGACTTTGATGAATCACCAACACTAATATCTGGAAGTGGCGTTAGACGAGCGACGATGCAAAACAACACACCAGTCTGGGGACGCTTAGTAGACCAGTCAGCACAAGATCTGTTTGAAACAGACCACCCCTACACCGACACGCCGACGCAACGTGTGGTTCTCAGTAGAGACGTCCACAAATTCCAGTTAACCGAAATAAGAGCCTACATGAACTCAACGAATGCTGTAACCAGTGGATTCTCGCTTTACGGAGATGCACAGGCCGACGACATCCACTCAACGTCAAGCATGTTCTACTACCAAGCCAACACCACCATAAGCAAAACCACGCCATACCTCAAAACCTTCAAAGACACAAGCATGGGAGCAACAGGCGTACTAGAACGTCCAGGACAGATATGGTTCAACCAAGACTGGAGCGGCGCGCCAGGCGACACAACAGGCATGGTTGTATTCATTGGTAAAGAGGTTGAGTAAGTGGCTGACTTAACGGAAACAGTGAAGTATCGAGGCGGAATGCGAGGCAGCGGACTCAAATATTTGGTGATGGAAGTGGATTCAGCGACTGCCGCCGACACCGTTACCGTAGGCGAACTAACGGCAATCAAAGACACAGTAGCCATTAGATTAGACACTGGCGCGGAAGTTGACTGCACAGAAGCAACAAACGTAGTGACCATTGGTTCTGGACCCAGTTCGACGCCCATGATGATTACAGTGTCGGGATGGTAAATTGCCGTACAAAGACCCTGCGAAACAAGCTGCCTATCAGAGAGAATGGCAACGTAAGTATCAGAGGAAATGTAGAGAAGAATTAAAACGATTGAGAAAAGAGAATAGGTGGCTAAAGCGTGCCTTACAGCAACCAAACCGAAGTTGAAACATGGGGCCAAATATCCAGCAGCGACTTAGGAAACATAGGCTACAGCTACGTCGACACAGTTGCCTACCTCATTACAGTTGCAGACCGTGCCATAGACGACTACTGCGATCAACCAGACGGGTTCTTTGAACCAGGTGGCGTAGAAATTCAACAGGAATATCATGACGGCGTGGAAGCTGGCGAATACAACATTTTAACGTGGTTCGCGGCTAGCCTCAAACGCAGACCTTACATCCGCCTAGAATACACGCCAGTTTTAAGCGTCACAGCACTAGAAGAGAACACAAGTGGCACAACATGGACTGAGCGTACTGAAGGAAGAGACAACGACTACTTGGTTATTGAACATGGCGTACGCTACTTACGCAACATTCCTAAATACAAATACAAAAACATCAGAGTCACCTACAAAGCAGGCTACTCGACAACGCCGGGAAGAATCAACGAATGTAGCGCACGTTTGGCAGCGGCGATAGCGCAGAGAATCATAGATTCTAAAAAGAGAGACAACGTATCATTAAGCGGCATGAGTGTAGGCAAACCAGTTGAGTTTGTGGGTTTGGCGAAGGCTTCTTTCACATCTGACTTGAAAAGTTTGGTTAGACGCTACCGAAGAAAAGTGCCAGTGAAATTGCTGTAGGCTTTGCTGTTTATCAAGCCACATGGGAGTAAGTGGCAACTATGAGTAGTTTTGGTGAGATTGCTTCAGGAAGTAAAGGCTATTCAGCTTGGGCGTTAGATGTTGAACACGCCTTAGGTGATGGCAACCCAGCGCAGGGGCCTCAGTACATAATTTTCAAAGACGGTGCTTCCTCATACAAGGCACGTAGTGGGTTAACTGGCAAGATTCCCAGTTGGGGAAGCGACTCTAACGCGTGTGACCTCATAAACAACGCCATCGACGACTTATATGACACAAGCGATGCAGACTCAGGCAACCGAATAGGCGGAACCATCTGGTTTGCGCCAGGCTACTACTACATCGACGATACAATTTACATCAAAGAAGACGTGCAGTTGACAGGTGGCATCAGAGGCGGAAGAGAAAGCGTCAAAATCCTGTTGGAAGACGGCGCAGACTGCACCATGATCCGCAACCCAACAGTCACAGGCTACCCATACATCTACGGCATGGCCATTTCAGGCTTAACGTTAGACGGCAACCGAGCCAACCAAACAGACAACACGATAGACGGAATCGCCATCCAAAACCCCGGTTTCCTCCGGATAGAAAACGTGTGCGTCACAAACATTCGCCGCAACGGCATACGAATCTGGGGAGCAGACAACGCTGGCGAACACACTAAGATTCTGAACAGTCTGATTTACAACTGCGGCGTTGCTGGCGTAGTCGACGGCGACGGCGTTAAAGTTGAATATTACCAATATGACGTTGACATCGAAAACTGCAAGATACATCACTGCGAAGGCAACGGAATCCGCCACGACACAGGCGGCTGGATAACCGGAAACAGCATCTGGCACAACACTGAAAGAGGCATAATGGTGGGCGAGGGCGGAGGCACAGGTCTCTACCACATTCAAGACAACATCGTTGACAACAACAAGCTGTCCGCAATATACCTCTACAACACGTGCTTAGACAGCGTTATCACAGGCAACACGATGGCAGCTGGGGCAACATGCACACGCTACGGCATATACCTCAGAGACTGCAACAACATAATACTCAAAAACAATATAGCAAGAGATCGTCAAGATACTCCAACTCAAACAGTCGGCTTCTACATCGACACTGGATGTTCAAAAATCACGATGAAAGGCAACCGAGCATACGGCAACACCGCTGACCAATACCGCTTCTACTCTGGAACAGACAGCGAATGGGATGGACATAAAGGATGCCCAAACACGCTTGACCTCAGCGGCGCAGCAGTTTCAAATGAGTTCATCATGCACACTCAACAAGATCTCTACGTGACGATGGTAACAATTCTTTACGCGGAAGCTTCAAGCGCAGACGCTGGCGTAACAATCTCTATAGGAAGCATGCCTGGACATTCACCGACTTATCTTTACACTGGCACCAGCGAAGTGAGCAAAGCGTTGTGGTACACGAAGAAGCTTATTGGAACCGATTTGGCGAACCACACTGTTGCAGCGGGCGACACGATTGTCTGTAGCACGGCAGGCGGCAAAGTTGGCACTGGAGCAGTCCGCTTCATAGTTGACTATCTAACTGGTTTAACCATCTAATTTCGGTGGGAACGAAATGGACCCTGCTAAATGGGATTACATGCGTTGGGACAAGTTTCGATGGGACGTGTTCCGCCCAGATTTTGACGACCTAGTTGAAAACGTCGAAAACGCAAGCACCCCAACCTTCGCAGACATCGTTAGCCGCGTAGAACACGCTAAGTCGCCAACATTCACGGATTTAATCGCAAAAATCGAAGACTCGAAAGCCCCTTCTTTCGCAGATTTGGTTACACAGATAGAAAACGCGAATCCACCTTCAAACCCATTTGACGTTTTGGTGGAGCGCATCGAAAGCGTGTCGCCTAAAAGTTTAGGAGGCATCGACCCCTGCATCGCAGGCGGATTCCGCACCGGACGGATACGTTGCGGCTGCTACCTTCCTTTATTTGATGAGCTGCTAGAGATAATAGAAAAAAGTGGCTAACCTTGGGACATCACAAAACTTTCGCTGAAAACGAAAAAATTCCAACCGAATACATCAACTATTGGCGCGACTACCGCAAATACGACACCTACGCGGAAATCGTGGCTGCCGTGTCTGGTTTCGGCGCGTCAGACATGTTTAAACGTTACCTCTGCGTCGCTGATGGATACGAATATTACTGGAACGGAACCGACCTCGTGAGGATTCCGTCTGCGACTGGCGGCGGAGGAAGCGCAGCAAAAGGTAACTATTCATACTTGATTTACAAAAGCGGTTCTGATTACTACGCTGAAGACAGCGACGGCAACGTGGTTTATGGTGGCTCTGGTGACGCTGGCGGAGTAGATGGAGCCGACGCCTCTGCGGTGATACAAGCAGTTATAGACGCAGAACCAACAGGAATCATATTTTTGAAAGGAGGCACTTACGACGTTAGCAACGCTTCTCTCAAACTTCAAAATGACACAGCCTACCATTTTAGAGGAGAAGGAAAAGCATTCACCATTCTTAATGCGGGAAACGCAGCAGATGCCAAAGTTTTTGAAATTGTAGATTCTGGCAATTACCCAAACCACAACAAAAAACATCAAATTGAAGATTTATGTATGTGTGCCTACAATGGATATGGAATACATTGTGACTTCGCGAACCACGCTCAAAATAGCCTTCAAGTAACACCGAGATTTACGCTTTCTCATCTGCGATTCGGTAAAGCCGAAGACGGTTTATATTGTAAATACGGCATGAAAATTAATGGCATCTACAAGCCAGTGATTAACGATATTGAAATCCATGGCTATGCCGCCGACTCAATAGGGATTTGGCTTTTAACTACTAACACAGGCAGTTTGGCGTGTGGGGACGGTAGTTTTGTTGCGGTTCGTATAGAACTGTGGGGAACCGATGGAACGGGTATTTTATTTGATGCCACTGGCAGTGCGACCTCTGCCGTTAACCTACTGAATTTCTATGACTACGAATGTTTGGGTAGTTCCACGGCCACTGGATTGTACTTCAAAGCAAACGACAAGACTAAAGGCCATTTACAGATGATGTACTTTTACGGTTTCAGACTTGAATACATCGGTACGGGAATCAAACTGGAGGGGTCGCCAACTTCTACCAGCGTGCAAACAATTAAGAACATCGTGTTTGACGCTGGAGACGTAGGTTGCCAAACACTCAACGTAAACGGAATAGGAACATTCGCCTACTTTGGTACAGGCATCACGTTCAGAAATTGTAACTTCTACCAAAGTGACATTGATTTATCGAATATGTTGGCAAGCCCAGCGGCTTCTGGCCGTTTCCACTTTGACAAATGCTATAACGGCGAAAGCATTGTTCTCGGCTCAGCAGATGTGGATTTATACTTCCACGATTGTGTTGGAGGACTTTATGTAAAAGACACAGTATTGTACAGTAGTGGCAAATCAACGGGAACAGGAGCAGAACAAACGATAGCACACGCCTTAACATTAACTGGCGACGCTATTGCACCTGACCGAGTGATTTTAACTCCCAACGATGATGGAGTAGCTACGCTTTATGAAAGCACAGCCGCTGACACCACAAACATTTACGTAACTGCGACCAACGCTAAAGCTTACACGTGGCAAGCTTTTGTGGACAGCGAAGAAATACACATCGCCAGGTGAGCTGTTAGATTTAACGTATTGTGGAAGGTTTGGTTGGCTTAAAATGGGAGATGCAAGTGTAACACTCCGAACGTTAACAGTCGCGGGTTCACGCGATACTACAACTGGGTGGCGCGTTCCCTTAACTTGGCCCACCAGCACCATAGACATGGTAATTTTGCCAAGGGGTTCGCCACTTTTCCGTCTGGTGCCAGGCGTTTATGCGCATGAAGACGCAGTTGGGTTGACAGCCGATGTGGTGTTACATGGCGACCAAATTGAAGACAGTTCTAGCAGATATTTTGAAGTAGCATCCGAACCTAAAGACCATTATTTTTTAGATAGTCTCTATTTTCGCGAGTGTCAACTACATGAACTTCCTATATGGCAGGCTTCACCTGGTTCAGCTACGTGGAAAACTTCACCTAACGACCCAAGAGAAAGATCCAAAACGTGGATCGACACCTACGCCAGAGATGCACAAATCACGAAAGACGACGGTTCCACACAAGCTAGTTGGGCCTGCATCTTCGAGGGGTCACCTTACCCCCTCAGCAAAGAGTTTCGCGCCGCGTCGAGTCCAGTTTTTGGATTGTATGTAGTTGGTGAACCGAACAGCACACCCATGATGGACCCTGTCAGCCAAGCTCCTTATGGCTACGAAGAGCATGTGCCTATTTACATTAACACGGTGGACAGCACCGACGTGACTGGGACGGCGTTGCATTGGAAAATGAAAGCTGAACTGCGCTATGTGGCTGAAACGTATCCAACTGGCAGTTTGCGCAGCGTCGGCAGAGAAACGCCTGAACCAGTTCATTTGGGCGGCATGGTCATGTACCAAAGCAGACACACCTTGAATTATAGGAGGGACACAACTTAGTTTCATTAACGTATGGACATGGATACTTGACGGACTGCGACGACACCACAGGCTGGAACGCCAACCACAGCGCAGACCCGTTAACAAGTCTTTCGCTTGCAGTTGTTTATGGCGACCAATTCCGCATAATAGGCACATGCGATGCTGCGGCAGACGAATATGTTTACTACGAAAAAGACATCCCCGACATCCTCAGCAACACTTACTCGAAATATTTGTTAAGGTGGAGAACAGGCAACAGTTCAGCGGGTTTAGGCGCGAAAGCGCAAATCTATTTTTCCGACTTAACGACGCAAACCATTCTAGGCGACCCTAACCCAGAATACAGCACAACTTGGCAAATTGCAAGCGGCACAGTGACAGCAGACAAAACAATAGGTTCGTTAAGGCTTTGGGCAGACGACTATCCTAACTCAGTTGCGGCTGGCGAAAGCCACGTTTACTACGACTTTTTCTTGCTGTATAAAGCCCCATTCACGTTGCCAAACATAGCGGGTGGAATGAACATAGACTTTCCGCCACGCGAAGCCATATTGCAACCGCCAGGCAGAGATGTGAACATTACACAGAATTTAGGCACAGAATCGGCGGTCGTAAACATTGGTTGCGACTTAGATCAGAACACGTGGAAGCGTTCAGGCGACACCATAGACGGGCAAGTGTTTCTGGACATATTGCACAACCGAAGCAGCGAGCCGTGGCAGTGGTTGGACACGGGAAGCCACCAATTCAAAGTGTCCGTTCACCCAACTTTTCGGTGGCTGAACAACGGCGACGGAAGCACATCTCGGCTACTAGACCTCGTTTTGAAGGAATACAGTTTAGGCGACAAAAGCAACGAAACCTACCTCGAAAGATATGGGATAGGACTATAACATGAATGGTGGCGACGCCGTTTTGCTGTCTGTTGTGGTTTCTGTCGTGTTGATTGCCACAGGAGCCATCGACTTAGACTGGCAACTTGTCAGCTACAGATACAGCGAATGGCACCGCACGATAGACTACTGGGAATACAACCCTTTTCTGAAGATAAATTGGTGGTTGGCTTACGCTTTGAATGTGTTGCGTGTGGCTGGTGGGTGTTTGCTGTTGGGTTTCATGTTAAGCGAGTTGAGGTATCGGCTGGTGAAAAAACGTGGCTGAAACTGCGGTAAGCTACGTTTTCGCTTGGCACGCGCTATCTGATGCTTGCCCAAAATGTAGGGCGTTGAACGGTAGAGAATGGCACGACCAAGACTTATTTCAAGACGTTCTATGGGACCCTATTCATGGCAACCTGTGGGACCTAAATGTTGACCGCAGCCTAATGCATGGTGGAAGCGGAACTTGCCGTTGCCAACTTGAAGTAAGGATTCATGTAGATGTTAACGCTGTCCCCAGCTACGTAGAGCTTGTGGAACTAACAGAGATGTTGACATAATGGTCCTGGTTCAAACGACTTTAGACGGTGCGAGATTGGAAACAAACAAAATCTTGCGCAATCTTGAGAACATAGAACTGAAAGCTTTGGCTGCAACAAGCGCGCTTCAAGGAACTTTAGGAATAGCGCGTAGGTTAACTGGAGACGAAAATCTTCAGCGTGGGATGGCAACTATGCAAAGAACTGTTGGGGTTGCCCAACAACTCACAATCGCGTTAACGACTCTTCAAGCTGCGCGTATGGCTGCTGGCGATCCGTTGGCTTGGGTGACTGCTGGTTTAGCTGTTGGTGGAGCAACGTTAAGTTTGTATGATGTGATTGGAAGATGACTATTCCAGTTTACAAAATTGAAACTTACACTGGTGCGGTTTTAGACCACACTATAGAGAAAGAGGCAAACGTTTACTTTAAAGAAATTATCACAGACGGTATCGGTCATTTTAGTTTCACGGTTCCAACCAAAAAGAACGGCAACTACAAGTACGACGACATTGCGTTAAACGACAAAGTAAAAATCTGGATGGGCTACGACAGCGTCAGCGGTAATCCAGACTTCATAGGGAAAGTTGGGAAAATATCGGCTTCTCTTTCCCCTTACTTGCGTGTGATCTCTGATTTAAGTCAAGGCGAAATTCTGCTGAGACGCTTCAAAAAGAATAAGATGTATAGTGGAACTGGAGCCTCTACCATAGTCACGGAATGGGCTACCGACCTATCACTTGGCACTGGAGACATCACGGCAGACGCTACAGCAGTCACTCTGGAAGTTCAAACCAAAAGCTATTTCGATTTGTTGCGGTGGATAAGTGACTACTGGGCCTCAGCTGGCAGTCAGATCAAGAAAGACTTCTATGTAGATGTGGATAACGACCTTGTGTGGAAAGCCAGACCTTTCAGAAGCGGGGCCTCAGTTGAAACGTTGACGGTAGGCGACAATATACTCAGCTACCAAGTTTTAAGAGATATCGACGCCATTAAGAACGATATTGTTGTTTATGGCGCGCCAGAGAAACACTATCCTTCAGACAAAGACTTATACACAGAGCAGGATGCTTCTGAAACTTGTGCAGATGACGGTTGGACTATCAACAACGGAACACCTACTTTGTCTTGGTCAACAACTAAGGTTGTGGGTAACGAATCTCTAAGAGGTCAAACCACAGCAACAACTCTTTTTGTAGCAAACAGCCTTCCAGGAGTCACCAGTATAGACTGCACATCATGGAAAAAAAACAGCTACAAAGGCTTGCATTTCTGGGTTCACTTAAACTCAAGTGCCAGTGTTATAGCTGACATAATTATGAATGTTCGCGTGTTGTCTCCAGACACTTCAAACTATTGGGGTGCATATTTGAATGGGTTGGGAAAAACAAGGGTTTCCGCTATGGATCAGTGGTTCGAGTTTGATTTGCCTTTCGTGTGGAACGCAGATGTTTTCACCGATCCAGTTTGGGATATTAAAGTAGGTAGCCCTGACTGGAGTAACGTTAGGGGCGTTCAGTGGTATGTTAACTTTAGTGGAGGAGGCACTTCAAACCTACGCATAGATGGCATGTATTTCCGAAACGCGCCTTTCTCTGGAACTGCAACCGACGCTACATACAGTCAAAGGGATTTAGAAGTGACAGACGAAAAGTTGCTTAGTGACAGCGACTGCGAGAAGCGCGCTGAAACGATTCTTTACATGAAGAAAGATCCGCCGGTTCAAATTGTCGTGACTACACTTGGAAACATGAACATTCTGGTTGGCGACCGACTTAGCATGACCATTCCAGCCGAAAACATCAGCGCAGCAAACTACGACGTTATCAGTGTAGAACATTCTATTTCAAGTCAAGGATTCATAACGAAGGCAACTACGTTGGACAGTGCAAACATTAGGCAGCCGGTAACCCAAGATTCCATAATGCTATTAAGCGACTTGAATAGACAACTTAAAGAACTGTCGATAGATGAGAAGCTGATAAGATAACCACTACCCAAAACTTTAACTTCGGTTAACCCAAAATTGGGGCGTTAGGTGAGTTCGTTGACTGACCGAGAAATTGTGTTTTGGATTTTTGTCGTAAACTTGTTTGTTGCTTTCGTTGCTGTATGGAGTACCTTTGCGGAGTTGACTTTGTGGCAGTTGATTGTCTACGTTTATCCTTTGGTTCTGAACGTGTGTGGGGTAGCGTTGGCGTATTGGGTTGCGAAAGACGGGAAAGAAATTGACCGTTTAGTTGAAGAAGTGATTCTGAAGCTGGATAAATGAGTTTTTGTGCAGTCTAACAACCGTCAGCGACAGCCCTCTACTTTAATCATCATAATCCCAATATTTTGTCAGCGAAAAGTCGTGGTTATTTAATATTTCTTTAGCTTTGCTACAAACCGCACACTCTTTTTTGTTGTGTTGCCCCTCAATATAGAATTCCGAGAGATGTTTAATTACCTCTGCAAAAGTTAATTCTTCAAAACGCTTCATTTTCTGTTCCTCTACTTCAACCACCGCTCAAACCATTCTTGGTTTGCTTTCGCTCGTTCCCAATCTGACTTATATTTGCCTTCCACGAACATGGACACAAAATCTTGGCGCATCTCCTCAACAACCTCCAAAACGTTTGGCTTTAACCCAACTTCGATTACTCCCGCACACTCCGCCCTATTGGATGGTCCAAACTCGCCCACGTAACACAAATCATGCGCTTTCTTGAACTCTTCCTCTATTTTCTTTTGTAGTTTTCCCATCATTCACCACCTCCAAACCACCGAAGAAATTTGTCGTATTCTATACAGATATATTTGATAGCGGGTTTAGGTTCATTCGGCGACACCCAACTTACATGTGAACCTTCTTTCAATTCTTTTTTGGCTTCTTCAATAAGAAATGAAATGGCACAACTTTGGTCGTCATCAGTTTCGTATTTATCGAAGATTTTAACTAATCGTTTCTCGAATTCTCCCATCGCTTCTAAACCACCTCCACTCTTCCATTCTTAATGACTTTCATCTTTCTCTTACCTGAACCGAGTTGTTTTTCAATTTTCAAAAGTCGCTTCGTCTTACATTCCATGCACTCATGAACTTCGTAGTATTCCTGAACTATCCAAATATGGTTACATTCAGACATTTCTAAACCACCTCCTCCTTTTTGTAAACGACCTTTCGCCCCTCTTTATCAACGAACACTAACTTGTCAAACTGATCCAAGAACTCCTTAACCGTGAAACCACTTATCTTAACTGTTCTGTCACTGAACTCGATTTTGTCN